TCGTTGAGTGGAGTGTGGAGGACTGTTGTGCCGTCAACAATCAATAGCACGTCATACATTACACCATTAAAAAATTTTGTTTTATTACCGTCAGAAGCTCTTACAGCACACATCAAAGCAAAGTGTCCATCTGTAACATCCACTGTACCTGAAGCAACTTCAGTATCAACCAATACTCCATCCAAATAGGATTTCATATTAGAGCCGTCATAAGTCACACGTGCTTCATATGTTGTATTAATCGCTAAACCAGCTTGTATGTGTAACTCACTAACACCACCAATTGTGAACCTATAATAAAGAGATCCACCACTTATATAAAATTGAGCGTTGTTCGTATAACGTTCACCAGCTAACTGTTGCTGTGTGGTTATATCACTACTAGTTTCAAACTTGATTCTAAAGTCAAAAGTTGCAGCACCTGCGAGTAATGTTTTTCCAAAATCTATACCCGAACTTGTACCATTACCTTGCACAGCATTTGTTTCTACTGTCCAAGAGGAAGGACTTGTGGCTCTGTCCTCTGTATATAATTCTGAATCATCAAAACCAAGCTTTCTATTAAATAACCATGAAAGTACATAAGAACTAAGTGGAGGTAAATTGCTTGGTTTTCCCCATTTACTCTGGAAACTATACTTATTAAACGCATTCGTTATTTTATCTTTAAGATGTCCAAAACCATATATATTCATTTATCTACCCATAACAACTAATGCATAAGCGTCTGATGCAGTTACAATTACTGCTGTGAAGTCTCTAAATGCTCCACTAAAAGTTTCGTCTGCTGCTACTGTGACTGAGATGTCTTCAACTGTTACAGTTACATCTGTAGCACCTCTATTGACAACAGAGAGAGCTTCACATACATCTGTGACAGTGTGTGTGGTACTTGTACTTCCAGAAAAACTTGCTTTAATAGCAAGAGGTATAATAGTTTTTCCCATTGCTCTCTCCTTACAACAGTGTGGATATTTATTTGATTTTCAATTTTGCTTTAAGTTCTGCTTCTATATCTTCACGAAGTTCTGCTTCAAGTTCAAGCTTGACTTCTTCTTTGAGATCTTTTTTGAGTTCTTCTTTTACTTCTTCTTCGAGTCTAGCCATCACAGTTGCGTTAACTTTTACTGTAGATTTCTTTAAAAACTCGTCGTATCTTTCTATATCATCAATCTTATCAAGTGCAGCTATTACTACAGGTTCTGAAGATGTGTACTGATGATTTGAAAAACAGATTTTTCTACCTGCTACCAAAGTCTTTAGTTCTTTGTATCTTTTGCAGTAAAATGCTACTGAAGCATTTTTAGTTTCTTTTGCCATCTCTATCTCCAATTTTAGCAGCTCCGAAGAGCTGCTATATTATTTATTACTACTATGCAGTGTCAAGACCATAAAGTCTTGAGTGAGCTTTCTCCTGTTCAAACTGAAGTGTGAATTCACCAACAATCATTCCAGTAGTTTTGTCACCAGTTTTTCCCATGAAAGTATGAGCCCAATTTCTTGTTCTCAAAGCTTTTACTGAGATTCTATTAAGATCGATAAACATGAGTTCATTGTTTCTCAAGTTGTCATTAACAATGATAGGATAAGTACCATTGTCAGTTCTCAAAGCGTCTACAGTAAGACCACGTGTAGTATCCTGGTGAGGTACAACAACATCATCATCAAAAAGTTTTCCAATCATTCTTTTTTGAGTTGGATGACCCATGAATGCATAACGTCCACCTGTCTTCATTCCACCTGTATCTACAACGTCTTGGACCATTGAATTTACCATAGCCATAGTAATATCTGCTGATGATCCATTTGTCACATTTGTTGTAATAAAGTTTCTGATACCACCCATCTTTTTGTTTGTACCTGATGAGTACTTCTTACCATTGATAAGAGCATTTTCAAGCTGCCATGCGAGTTCTTCAAGCTTTTTCTGTTTTTCTTTTTCATACTCACTATCAATTCCATACTGGAGAACTGCTTCAGCTGTACCACTGATCTCAACAGTTTCATCAAGAATTTGAGTATAATTTGTAACAGAAGTTCTTGCTTTGTAACGAGCTGCTCTAGCAGTATTACCTTCAGCACCATCAATCCACTCAATGTGAAGTACGATACTATCAGCAAACTGTGCTGCTGTTGTACCTTGATAGCCTCTTGTTACTGTAAGAACATTTGTTGAAATACCTGTAATAAGCATCAACTCATCAGATCCAGCAGGTTGTACAACGTGCCCGACTCTAAACTTAGAACCATCTACTACTGTAAATGTAGTAGCACCTACAAGAACAACAGCGCTATTATTTACGACATCGCTCTTTGCAAACATTTCATCTTCAAACCACTCATGAGTAGTGTTACCAACTTCTGGGCCAAAGCCTAAGATAGAAAGAAGTGGTATCATGTAATGACTAAGAAGTAGAAACTCATCTACGACTGAATCTTTTACACCAATAAGGTTACTTGAATAAATCTGAGCCATTGTAGCCTCCTAATTAATTGTTAGTTTGTTGCTGATATAATTTTTTACTTTCTGCGTACTTAACTCTGTCCTCTACTCTACGTGTAGCTCTTGCTTTTGCAGCAAGATCTTCGAGTGTTTTCTTTGTAATTTTTTGTGGTGTGTTCTTATTGCCTTTGTTTGGATCTCTTCCAATCTTCTTAAACTCAGCTTCTACACCTTGTTTAACCAAAGTATCTACAAGTGTAGACATTTTTTCTACATTTGACTTTGTAGTTTCTATACTAGTTCCATCAATAAGGAACTCAAGCATATCTTTATGTAGCTTTTTATCTTGTAAAAGTCCAGCAGCTTCAAATGAAATTTCTTTTTGTAATAACATTGAATCCATATTCTTCTGCTTTTCTTCAAGTTCTTTAATTTTTTTCTGGTCAGGAGTAAGATCTTTGTTAAATTCTTTTCTTACTTCTTCTTCTTTAATATCTACTGCTTTTTTTACTGCAGCAAGATACTCTTCACTACTCATGTGCTTATCAATTGCATCTTTTTTAGCAGTTGCTAATGTATTTCCATGGTACTCAGTACCAGCTTCATTTTCAGCTAAAAATTTCTTTACATTATCAAGGTTAAGATCTGATTTTGAATAACCAGCTAATTTAGTTGTTAACTCTGTCTTTAACTCTTGATTGTCTCCACCAATTGTACCATCAATTAGTTCAAATGCTTTAATAAGTTCTTCGTTCATAATAATCTCCTAGTTGTTGCTTTCATCGTCGTTTATGGCCTCTGGAGCCTTTCCTGAATTCCTATGTTCTAGTCTCCACTCATTAAATTGCTCATTATCTGACATTGTGCCTTCGTCAGGAGCTACATCTTCGAGTGTATCATAAAAGTTATCAAGCATTGAAGTAATACCTGATTCCATTTCTTTTTGTATTTTCTGGATCTCTTTATGAGGATTAGTAACAAATGATGCAAGTGCCAGTCTTGTTTCATTCGATACTAATCCTTTTAATTCGCGTTGAATTCTAGCTTCTTCTAAAAGATTGACAGGAATTTTTCTTGTAAATGTTCTAGCAATACTGAATGGGTCAAAAAATACGCGTTTTTTAGCATATGCATCTGATATGATGTCCCACATATCTAAATCAGCTCTTTTCATTTTCATTTCAGTAACAGAACATTTATGTTCTAGCTTTATCAGCTTATATTTAATAGCAATCCCTGAAAGATTACCAAAAAAGCTCTGATCGCTAAAATTAGCAGATCTTGCGAATTTAAAGATGTTTTCTTCTAACTTAGAAATTAGATTTTCAAGCGCAGTAGCATTCATGTCTTTGGTAATGAACTCTACTTTACCGTCTGCTGTCATCTTAAATGCACCAGTCTGCTTAAGTTTAGCGAGATCTTCATCTGTAGCCTCTAGCCCATATACAGCTAAGTATGCTAATCTGAATTGTTCTATTTCTGACGCTTGATCAGATAGTATTCTATCATAAGCGTCAATAAGCGGTAATATTTTATCGCAATCACCTTGACGTTCTTCATTATTTACGTACTCAGTAATTGGAACTCTATTAAATCCATGTTTCTGTACTGGTCCACCTTCTACTGATTCATCATATTCAAATCTTGGAATTGAAGATGTACTCTGTTCAGCAGCAGTAGAACCGTCATTATCAATAGTCTCTTCTATAAGATAATGCACTTCATTATCTGTATAAAATTCAACTTTAATTAAACTTTTTTGATTGAACTCATTATCGACTACTGTTTCAATATAATATCTTACAGCTGCAAGTAGTTTAGTTTCTGAATCATTGTAAACATACACTACTTCCCAAGGTTTAAAATTTAATGCTGCAATTTCACCATCTGTATCTATATAAAAAAGTCTTGGAGATGTACCACAGACTGAAGTAAACTTAACAGTTTCTAGATTCAAGTCATCTATATTATTTTTCTTTATAAAGTTATCGATTACTTCTTGCTCTACACTCATCATGTTCTCATCTACAACAGTGGGATTTTTACCGTCACGTTTTTGAAGCGTACCAATTTCATAGTTGTAAGTAATTGGTATAGATATCATGTAACCGAGCTTAGTATCAATTACATCACCAATAAAGTCATTATTTATTTGGTTATTTATCTTTGTTTCATCGTCAAATGTCCTTGAAAATATTGGAACCCCACTAGAACTAGCAATAAAACGCTCGTATTTAGCAGACAAAGCTAATAAATTAGTTTCATTATTGTATAGAATTATACCAGCTAATATGGTTTTAACCATACTTAAATCATATTTTATTGACATTAGAATGGCCTATTTATTGGTATTAATTTCCCTAGTTCTTCTTTTTCTTCAAGTAGCAAGTCAGTCACAGCCCATACAACGGCATCGAGTCTATTTGGGGAAGGCTGCCCAGGTTCCCACTCAGTCAATTCAGTTTCAAGTTCACTAAATAGACCAACATGACAAACTCTATTCTGCTCGTATGTAGCTGCTACTGGAGTAGCTCTTGTATATTTATCTCTTGATGCCCAAACAGTTTCAACAGGTACTCTATGATCTATAAGATTAATAACAGTTGCTACAAGATCACCGCCATTGTTTACTTCTGCTACTACAGAGTCTGCTCTATACTTATGATACAACTCAATAGCCTTCGCAGCCCAATCTTTAGATGCCATTTTGCCGGATGCGTCCTCTAATATAAAAGCGCGTCCATATTTATCCTTGCCAGCAACCACGATCCCACACTCATCACTAGTATCCTTATTGGTCACGGATGGATCTAACGCCACGATGACACGTGATAACGAGGGGGCTACATCTACTCTATTCCTTTCTATATCTTTCGCATTCCACAATGCACCTTCAACATCACCAAGTATTTCAGCATACAATTCCTGTCTACCAAGTCTTGTTCCTTCATACTTCTTAATTACACGTTTGATAAAACTCTCTGCTAAATTACCGATATTCTCGTACGAAGATCCTGTTGTAACAAAAGTGTCTTCATCAGCAAAAAGCTCTTTTATCTTTTTAGTTGGTTTTGGTGTTGTAGTAACTACTGCTTGTGGTGCATCTCCCAAACGAAGACCAAGTTCCATCATATCCCATGTATCATTGGCATATTTGAATTTGACCAGCTCATCGACCCAAGACTTCATGTGCTGTGGACCTCTGAGCTGGTCTGGCTCATCACCAGAGTACAGATGAGCCTGAGCGCCGTTAGGCCACTCTAGAACCCGACGAGAAGCAACGTACCTGGGTTTATTGTAAAAAGGAGCAACAGTAACTATTCCGCTCTCTCCTTCAAGCATAACATCTCTAACATCAGCAGTAGTTTGTCCGATTAAAGCAAAATGACTATAACCTTTTATGCTAAGTGGACTTTGAGAATTTTTTTGTGGATTTTGCCATTGAATTATTGTTTCTGCGCCTGTGCGGGACTTACCAAAACCACGGCCAGCAAGAATTAACCACGTTAACCAATTACCTGCTGGAATTTGTTGCTTAGGTCTTGCCCAGAAATCCCAATCACAGTTTAAAAGATTAAGCTCAGACTCACTGTAAGATGATAATATTTCTTTACGTTCACATTCAGGTAACTCAGCTAATAGCTCAGCTTTAGATTTGTCTAAATGTTTTGCTGCTGTATTTGTATTAGCGCTCATGTGGTGTCCTACAACGGTGGGTTTATTATTTATTCAACGTTTTGTCTAGGGCGTCTCTATTCGAATTATTTTTACCAATCTTGTTCAATTTATCATTAAGTGAATCAAGTGGACTTTCAATTTGAATTGGAGCACCGTCTTTACCAGTAAGCTCTATACGCTCCTTAAACAAGCCAAGATATTTTGCAAGACTTTCAAGTGCATTCATCTTGTTGTGCATTTTAATTTTTATACCGTGCTGACCTTGTGATACTTCAGACAATGCACTAGAATTAGCAATATCAGCAGAATTTTTTATTGTAATTGATTGATTATCGAATGAGCAAAAATCTGTAATGTCAGCGAAAGCAATAGTTGCTAACTCTTCAATCACTTCTTCACCTTTAATAATGCTATTATGCCTGATCTCATTAAGTCTGTTTGTTAACTCGTGCTTAAAATGAGGTCTTTTCATCCATTCTCTTGCAACGCGATACAGCATATCGCATCTTTCAGCTGTAACCTTAAGATCAAGTGTCTCTAAATAGACATCAAGAAATTTATGTTCTTTTGTATCGAGTGGTTTTACTACAACGATAGGTTCTGGACCATTGTTCGCTCTAATTCTCGCGACAACAGTTGGTCTTGTTAAGAAATAAGCTTCCATATGAGATCTACCTTTTTCTGCTTCTTTAGCAGCTTGGACACCATATGGATCTCCGTACTCTAGATACTTCTCAACAAAAAGAGCTTCTTTTGCGTTTAGATCATTATGCTTTAGCATAACTGACTCCATTATATATAAATAAAATATAATCTACTCATATTATACACCAAGTCGACTATAATGTAAAATTATTTTTTACAGAATTCTAATAAGATTTAAAGTTTTTTGCAAGAAATTAGTTGTGTTACAACGGTTTAGTAGATTAACTCGTCAGTATCGATGGTCATCGCTATATCTTCGTTCTCGTGCCTGAAACCTTTAGTATATTCTACGTAATAGTTTTCAATCGACAAGGCATAAACTGGAGTAGCGAGGGATGATCTTTCTACTTTAGTGTCCCTTGACGCTAAAAATTTTACTCCGAAGTCTCCTACTCCTATACTTCTGAAGCGTAAGTCATTAAAGCTGTTAATTGGTACGAACTGTTCATCTTCATTTCTTTCAAAAAATAGTTCTACAGCGTACTTTTTTAATTTACTGCAGTATGGTCTACCATTTTGGTATACGAAGTAAAGATTATTGTCTTTGATTATTGCTTCTGCTTGAGGATCTGCTATGAACCAACCTACAACGGTTTTTGTTTGATCGTACACGGCGACGTGTATAAATGGTAAATCTCTGTTATCAAGGACGAACGGTTTTATCTCTGAATATATAATCTTATGGAGTGATTTTGTGTTTAGTGTTGAAAACACTCCGTACTTAGAGACGTACGGTTTATATATTTGTCTCCACTCCATATTCCTATTTAATTCAGATTTGTCTTGCAGTGATATTACAACGGTTTTTGTATTTCTACAGAACATGTACAAATTAGGCTTCACATTTTCAGAAGTAAAACCGAACATGTCAGCACATAGTAAGATTTGATCTTGTACTAGTTTTAGATGCTCATCTTTGATTTGTACGTGGAATGTAGTATACTGAGGTGATGAAAACATTAGCGGAATTGACTTCATCATTGTACCCCAGAATGCCTCATAGTTCTCATTAACCTTCAAATTATCACTTTTGGGATACGACCTTGGCGGAATTTGATCATTTTGTAACGACCTTAGACTCTCTGTACTTACATTTTGGTTACTTTCACTCGACCTTAGACTCTCTGTACTTACATTTTGGTTACTTTCACTCGACCTTAGACTTTTTTGATTCGACATTTGCTTCTCCGATTACAACGGTATTAAAAATTTTGACACTCACACGCGCAAAAACTCAAAAGTTTCACTTGATTGTCAAGATTCAAAAACTAGAAGAATTCATACGAATATCAAGTGGTGTTCAATACATTAGTCATTTCAAATACTTATGATATTCATATGAATTCATAGTGACGCTTTTTTTTTGACGCGCGGGTGAATTCCGTATTATTATATCACAATTATTTATAAATGTACATTTATTTTTTGCAGATTATTTACAACGGTCATTGAAGACGATCAGATGCACTTGACACTAATGAATTCAAGTGAATTTAAAGAGAAAACTTTTCTCAATCTCTTTTTATCAATATACTTATATATATATATATATATATCTCTTATATTATTAATATTAATATTTTATATCATTATTATATGAAAAATAAATTTATGGAGGGAGAGAGGGGGGGCTAGAGAAATTTTTTCCAATGAGAAAACAAATGAGATGCAAGCAGAAGAATTAAGAGGTTGTAAGTACGTGCCGAGTTCTAAACGTTGTAGACCAGCTTTATATTTGTTAGGCTTTTGTTAGGATCAAAGTTTTCCAAAATACTGTGCAGACCGAGAGGGTACTGGACGCATATAATTATATATAATTATATATAATTAGGCAATAATTATATATTAATTATGTATATATTATATATTAATTATATATATATTATATATATATTATATATAAATTATATACTTTTATATATTAATTATATATTAATTATATACCAATAATAGATTATTATATATTAATTATATATTAATTATATATTAATTATATATTAATTATATACTTTTATATATTATATATATATTATTTATATATTAATTATATATTAATTATTATAAATTATATACTTTTATACTTAATTATTAATAATATTTATTTAATACTTAATAATATTTATTTAATATGAATTAAATAATAATTATTTCAAAATAAATAATTAATAATTAAAATTATTTAATATATAATTCAATAAATTAATTAATAATAATACTAATTTATAAATAAATATTATTGAAATTATAATTTTTTAAATTATTAATTAAATTTATTTAATGCGCATTAATTTATTATTATTTATTATTTATTGTATATATATTTAAATTTATTTAATGCGCATTAATTTATTATTATTTATTGTTTATTGGATATATAATTAAATAATTTTAATATGCATTAAAATAATCTATATTTAAATTATTTATTATTTATACACATTATATCACTTAATAATCCATAAAAAAATATTTATTTATAATTAATAAATTTTAATTATTATTTTAAACTATTTATTACTTATTAATAAAATAATAATGTTTAATTTGCAAAATTTTATTTTTATGGTCGAGGTTTCGTAATAAAAAATAATTAATAGTTAATAAAAAATAATTAATAGTTAATTACAAATAATTAATAGTTAATAAAAAATTATTAATACACATTAAAAAATTATTAATGCATATTAAAGAATTATTAATAATTAATTAATTATTAAATTTATATAGTTTAGATATAATTATGATATAATTATGATATAATTAAGATATAATTTAGATATAATTTAGATATAATTATGATATAATGATAATAAAAATATTAAATTTTATTGCACATTAAAATTATTTTAATGAAACGTAAAAAATAATTAATTCATATTAATTCATTTAATGAAACGTAAAAAATAATTAATTCATATTAATTCATTTAATGAAACGTAAAAAATAATTAATTCATATTAATCCATTTAACAGAATATTAAAATTATATGCTTCAATATTAAAATAATATAATTCCATATTAATTAATTTCGTATTAAAATAATATAATTCAATATTAAAATAATATAATTTCATATTAATTCATTTAATGATACATAAAAAATAATTAATTCATATTAATTCATTTAATGATACATAAAAAATAATTAATTCATATTAATTCATTTAATGATACATTAATATTATTTATTGTATATTAAAATTATTTTAATGCCTATTAAAATTTATATATTAAATATTCCATACAATTATTGATACATAAAATTTATTTATTGCACATTAAAATTAAAATATAAAATTATTTTAATGATCATTAAAATTTATATCTTAAATATTCCATATAATTATTGATACATAAAAAATAATTAATTAATATTTCATGCAATTAATGATACATAAAATATAATAATAATTAATATACTTAATTCCAATTAAAATATTTTAATCTTCCATTAATAATTCCAATTAAAATTATTTAATTTTCCATTAATTATTAAATTTAATCACATTCGAAAAAAATATTAAATTAATAGGAATATACGTATATTCTATTTTTGCGCACCCCTGCTTAATTGTGACGCACTCACATATGCTTTATATTTATATAATATATTAATATTTATATATATATTTATTAATAAATATTTTTTTGATTCAAAAATCTAATAATTTCAATACCTTATAAAATAAATTAAAAATATATATAATTTCCTATGTACAAATATAAAAAATCAATATATAATAGATTTAAGAATATTAATTATTATTTTTAATATTTTTAAAATATTAAATTTTAATATTTTTAATATTTTAAATATTAAATTTATTATTTTTATTATTATTTTATTATTTTTTATTTTTGGAGAAAATTATGGAAATTAAAAACTTTATTAATCAACTTTTTGAAAAAAACATTAATTTTGAATTTCAACCAAATTCTGAAATTATTATTATCCAAGGCACCATTGAAATTTCTTTTGAAGAAATTTTTGAATTGGAAAATATTGAAACTTTAAAACTGGAAAATTAATGAAAAATTTGAATAGGGGCCGGTTTGGAGCTAGCTCTTTTTGAGACTTTTTATTAATTATGCCTTTGGAGGCAATTATGACTGAAATTAAAACTCAAAATGTAGAAGCAACAACAATTTTTTTCCTTAATGAAAAAGGAAATTATGAAGTCAACTCAATTGTTAATTATTTCGATGAGATTATTATCGTGGCATCAATTTTCAAAAATGATTTGAAAGGAATAGCCAGAACCTATGTTGAGTTTGAAGCCAGCACATGTGAGTCACAGGAAAGATTGGATGAGATTTTTTCCAAGCTCCAAAATAAGGGACTTAGGAAAATGCAAGAAGAATTTAGAGCCAATTTTGAATTTAATTATGACTTTGATGCTGAAAGGCAGGCATGTAGAGAAGCTATAAGGAAAATGGAAGCTGAAGCTATCGCCAAATAAGAAGTTTGAATAGAGGCCAGCCGTTGTAAGCTGGCCTCAGTTGAGATTTTTTATTAACAAGAGCGGAGTTCTATTATGAAAAGAAAGCTACTACGGCTTACACTAGGAATAGTGGGAGTGGCTGGAATTTATTGGGTAACCAGTAACCAGTCCATGGCAGATGAGATCGAAGAGTACCACAACCAGTGCATAGTTGAGATGAACTGTCACACAGACACACAATGCTACAACGGTGATATTGATTGTGGGAAGCTAGCTCATGACTTATATTATGGACGAATAAGTAAAAAGGAAGCTGAAGCCAGGAAACTAGACATTAGGAGGTATTTAGATGAATAAGAGTAGTTGGTTGACAAAGATTGTCTGGGGAATGAATTTAGGATTGTTTGGAGTAGACCTCATATTTAAAATGATTGAGGACAATCCAATTTTGAGAGATATATTTAAACTCAAAAAGTAAGAAGTTTGAATAGAGGCCAGCCTTACAACGGCTGGCCTCAGTTGAGATTTTTTATTAATTGAGCCAGCGGAGGCTACTATGAATCACGAAGGAATGCATGAAGCTATTGAACGAAAGGTTGACAACATTTTTATTGAGCTAGCAGAAGAGTATGAGTTAACCAGCGGTGATGTTGAACCACTGCAAGAAGTTATTATAGGTCAATTCAAGGAAGTACTTCTTGAATACATGCTTAAAAATAAAAATACCTGTAATCTAGAGTTGAATTGGGACCAAACAATTAAGGTAATGACTCATTTGAACGAGTGTGAGATAGATTATGAGTTTAATTCATACGCAGATGGTAGTGACGGTGGTGAGATTATACTTAAAGAAAGTCCTGAAAAGTGGACTATTTTTAATCAGGATTGCTTCAATTTAAATAAGTTTAATGATTTTTGTAGAAAGTTAGTTTTATTTGAATGCGCAGTTAGCATAAACTATGTAAATTTAGAAATTTAAAGTAAGAGGTAACCTCATGAAAAAAGCATTTGTATGTACAGTCGAAGAACTTTTCAATTGGTATGAAGGGGAAAATTGGTCATGGCAAGTGACAAATACGATGATGGTCGATGACTATCATGCTCAAGATCCAAATGAAATAAGTCAAGAGTATGGTTATGTTCATACCTGGTTATGGGCATTTAGAGATGAAGAAATAACTGTTACTTGGGAAAAATCGGTTATGGATGGATTAGATAACTATGCAATTAAGTTCACGCTAAACAATGTTAATGTGACATTTGATTCGCTTAATCCACCTTTTGAGATGCCTGTGTAGTAAGTAATTAAACGGGCATCTACAACGGTGGGTGTCCTATTAATTGTTTACTAATGATTGGAGAATATTATGAAGAAACTCTTGCAAACAACAGCGTATTTATTAGTGTTAGTGAGTATACTATCGCTAAAGGGAAATAACGTCCAGATGAGTAACAACTGCTACTCTGAGAACGTCGGATGGTGTAGTGAGTCATTGGATTGGGACTACACAACTGATGATGAACAAATTACCAATGAAATTAAGTGTGATAATTACACAAAGTTATTTTGTACTGATAAAATTAGTGCAGAAGCTTATAAAGACTTAGTATCAAATATCGGAGGTTAGTATGAATTTAGCTAAAAAAGTAGCAGAAGTTAATGAGTTGATTGAAAAAGCCAAAGAAGATTATGTCATGGGAGTAGAAACTGATTCAACATGGGAGTCAGTTTATGAGTTTTTATCGATAACCTTGATGAAAACCAAACTTGTCGTAAAGTACAAGAAAGATTACACAGAAGTAGTTGTAGATGAAGTTAGATTTGCGCATGACTGTGATTTACAAGATACAAAATACATGCTAAGTTGGGTCAAAAAATGCATTAAAAAAGGTTATAGACAACAACAATAGGAGGTTAACATGACTTGTAGCAAATATAAAGACGAAGAATACATCCAACAAAGACTCTATGATGAGTTCTCGGGTTGGTCAGAAGAAGATCTTATTGAAAAACTTATTGACTTACTAAGCGATGAACAAGTAGCAGACATAGTAAGATCATGGGAAGAGAATGATGACAAGGAGGATGATGATGAAGATTAGTGCTTCGATTTTTACGTTCAAGAAAACCTTACAACGGATAAAATGCCTAACCGTTGTAGGGCTCATGTTAGTTGTGTCTTTCTTGATATATTTAGCTACGTATACAGAAGTACAAAGTTGGCTGTCAAAAATTTTAAAACTAATAACAGGAGTTTAGCATGACTTACGAACAAATTGAAAGATTACGTGAAATACAAGAAGAAATAAAAGAGTTAGCTAACGAAGCTTTGAAGTTATTACCTAAGTATAAACAGCAAGCAGCAAGCAGTTATTGGCATGCTCATATACTTAGCGCGCTAAATAGTTCTTCATATTGTGGTGGTCCAATGGTAGATCTAGAGTCACAAATCACGCAAATAGAGGAGGACTTTGAAGATGAGCAAGATTAAAAAAATTCTCATGGAAAGAGATGGTAACAGTTCTGATGAAGCTGATGCTAGAATAAAACAAGCTATTTACGCAGTTAATAAGCTATTAGATTCTGGTAGTATAGAAGAAGCGTATGAAGTATGTCAAGATCATTT